GGTCATGGTCATTTCGACACGTTGCCGGCCTTCGACCGTTTCGCCTTGTTCAATTTGCATGGCGGACACGATGACGGAAAGGGCGCCGGAAGCAACCGGTGCATTCGGCCATTCCGCGGGTTGCGGATAGGCGGCTAGCCAATCGTCAACGGCCGCCGCAATCTGTAGCGCCCGTTGTTCGGCGTCGGCGGTGTCGGCCGTGACTTCGGCGGAAACGATAACGTCCCATTCCCATTCCCATATTCGCCGCCGGCGGCCAGTAGTCAACCGCATTTCGGGCGTTCCGGTGGTCCGGGTTTCGTCGCTTTGGAACAACGATTCCCGCCGGTAAAGGTCCGGGGCCGGCCGGCCATACGTCACTTGCACTAGTGGGGCGGCGGTGCCGGTCCCGGTGGTTATCCCTAAGGCCGCCAATTCGGTTTGTAAGCCACGCTTCACGGCGCCAACGGTGGTGGTGGTAGCCATTACAGTTGGTGCCGGTTGGCGTTAAGTGTGGCGTTCACGTCAGGAAGCGGGGTGGGCCGCCCAACGCCGCCCGCCTGGGCCCTAACCTCAAAAGCGCCTTCGGGGGTGGTGAGGTTTATAGCCCGATCGGGGGTGCGGCTGTGGAGTTGTAGAACCCAAAAGCGAGCAAGTGTGCGGGCCGCCCAAGCGATGTCTTCGGGTGTGGTGTTGTTGACGCCGGCCGTGCCTTCGATCACTACGTTTTGGCCGCCAACATTTGTGGATCGTGACCAAACGCCGGTGTGACGGTAGACGGTCCCGTATGGTTGCAGGCTGTAGACGATGCCGGAATCTGCCACCCCGTTAACCGTGGCGCTTGTGATCGTTCGGGGATACAACACCGGCGCCCCCTCAATACCGACTAGACGAATGGACATGAGGCCGTTTCCGTCAAGTGTGACCGTGAACGTGTCATAGGCGGGGGTTGTGATGTCGCCGAACGTGGTCCCACAAAAACGGTTTATGGTGCGTTCAGCGTAAGCGGCGCCCGCCGTCAAAGATGAGTCGGGGAACGTTGCGGCGTCGCCTAGCCCGTCGAGGGCTCTAAGTTCGGCTAGGGACGTGTAGGCCACGGTTAGGCGTCGCCGTTGGTGTCGTGGTCAACCATCGCGGTTTCGACCTTGCGGCGTGCCCGTGTGCGGGTCGCCTTTTTGGGTGCCGGTTTTTCGTCGTCTTCTTCTTCTTTGGCCACAACGTGGGCGGCGATACGGGAAGCAATTACGGCGTCAGTGTGTGAGTCGGGAACCCATCGCCCGGAAATGGTCGGCATGTTGTGGCCTTTCGTTCTTGAGCTCTAAAGGTGGGTTGACGGGCCGGGGGCGTTCGGAGGGGAAACGCCCCCGGCCAATCTTGGGGAATAACTAACTATTAACTAAGCATTACCTAAAAGTTAGGCGGCTTCGTTAGTGATAACCGTAAAGGCGCTTGGGTCAATTATTTCTCCGTCGAAGCGTCCGAGGAAGCGCCATGTGAGGAGATCATTCAGCCAGGCGTACTGGTCGCTTCGTTCTGCACGAATTGTGTTAACAATGCGGACAAGGTAACCGGCCGAAATGTCGCCAAACACACCAATCTTCGCATTCGCTCCAATGGTCGCCAAGTTGTCATCGGAAACAACAGGGTTACCCAAAAGCGTGTCGTATGAACCGGCCACAAGGCCCGGCCGCCAAATGTACTGGCCTTCCGAATCCTTAAGGAGACGAATGCCAAGAATGGTGTCGTCGTTGAACATCCACGTTGCGGTCGGGCGGTAACCCGAAACAACGGCGTGTTGAGCGGCCAAAAGATTATCGGCCGTCGGATAGGTAACACCGGTTGCGGTCGAGGTCGTCGAGCCGTTCACAATGCCGTTTGGCTTGTCGCTACCGTCACCGGTCACCAGTGCGGCGCCAACGCCCCGACGGATACCCTGCACGGCCTGGGAAACAACCCATGGCAAAGCGCCAGGAACGGCCGAGTCGGCCTCCAGTTCGGGCGAAACCTGTATTGACAATCCAAATTTGTAGGCGTTCAACGTGACATTTGGTGTCACAAATTGGGGGTCCGACTCAGAAATTGCGCCGCCCTCGCTAATTTGGCTGGCGACACTAAACGATGATACCGACGGGAACGCCATCGCCTCGCCGCCCGTGGTGATGACGTTACGGCCCAACGAAAACATTGATTCGGCGCCTTCACGAAGTGCAACGTAAAGTTCACCGAAAAGTGAAGTCGGGACCAGTTCGGCGCCGTCGCCGGCTACACCTGCCACAAGATCGCGCCGCATAAGGCGGGAACGTTCCGCCGCATCGGCCGAAAACTCCAAACGGCTTTGTGCGCCTTCGCTATTAGCGGGGCGGAACAAATCGCGGGCTTCCTGCTCAATCGGGGTCAAACCGTTTTCGGTGACCATTCCGGCGTCACGCTGCGCACCAATAAGGCCGTCCAGATATGCCGAGCGCTCGTCGAGTTTCCCTTCCGAAATGTGGTGGTCGAGCTTGCCATCGTGCTTGTCGATCTCGGCGTTGATAGCGGCAAACGAGGCCCGTTGTTCTTCGTTGGGTTCGTTGTCGCCAACTTCGGCGTCAAGACTGCGGAGCTGTTCGACGGCCCGGCGGCGGGCGTCGTATGCCGCCCGGATTTCTTCGTTGTGACTAGCCATGATAATTCCTTTTAGGTTTCCTAGATTTTATTGTTTGGCGGCGTGGGTATGCCCCCGAAGGCCGTCGACGTTTATGTTAGCCGCACAAATTAGCGGTTTATAGTGTTTGCGTATTTGGCGAGTGTTAACCAATCGAACGGATACGAACCGGCCACTTGTTAACCCGCACTTCGTCGGCTACTTCGTCAACAATATCGTCGGCTACTTCTTCGGCTACTTCGTCAACAATTTCGGTTTCCGAATCAATAAACGCCGCAAGACTACGGGCGGCAACCGACGTCGACAGATAAGCCGGCGACGACACCGGCCCGAGCTCAATAAGGCGAACTTCGGTAAGTTCACGAATGCGCCGGCCTTCACCATCGGTTGACCACCGGTCACCATTAGGGGCAACAGTGAACGTGAAACTTGAACCGGCAAGGTCGCCACGTTCGGCCAGCGTCCAAACATCCCGGCCCGCCTGAGTATCGGGCAAGTCAACGTCATAGTAAACGCCGGTGGCGTCAACGCCGATTCGTGCGGTAGCCGCCGCCGTGCGACCCAACAACAAATCGACGTTGTGGTTCATTGTCACCATGACGTCATTGTTTAGTGACACGGTGCGGGTGAACGCTTCGGGTGTGATCGTTTCACGAAACCCGCCTAGGTCTTCGCTAAGCGAATCAAACACGGCGCCATATCCGACTAGGCGCCGGTCCCCGTCTTCGTTCATGCGGGCTTCAATAGGGCGGCCCGCCATTTTCAGGATACGTGTTTCTGTATCTTTAACCATTCGACGGTTCACTTTCTAGTTCGTCGGTTTGCGGATATTGGGAAAGCGGAATCCAAGGAACGGCGCCGGCGCCATCGGGCAACGACGGGAAACCTTCCTGTCGGCGGGCTTCGTCGGCGGTCAACAAACCCGACGCAACGTTTTTTCGTAGGACTTCCCAACGCTTTTCGGGTGACCCACGAAGTAGCGCTTCTTCATGTAACGCTATGCGGGTTTGACTGGCCGGCATTCCTTGCCGCATTAGTTCGGCACGATATAGCAGCGTGTAACGGGCTTCTAGTCTTTCTAGCCACGGCCTCAACGTATGGATAACGAACGCCGTGTTTTGTTCGGCCATTCCCGTGCCCCAACCGGTGGTGTTGGTTGTGTCGCCGATTAGGTGCGGCGGGGTGCCATACAAACGCGCGATTTCCTGCACACCCATTTTTCGGGTCTCCAAAAATTGGGCCTCGTTCGGGCTTACTTGGAGCGCCGAAAATTTGACACCGCGTGTCAAAATCCCAATCTTTTTGGCGTTGTTTGAGCCACTGTGCAATTCCGCCCAAGATTCCCGCAACGCCTTGCGGCCAGTATCCGAAAGGTCGGTTTCCGGTGGCACTTCGAGCACCCCGGACGGTGTGCCGTCGTTCGCAAAAAAGCTTGCCCCGTAACGTTGAGCCGCTAACGAAACGCCGATAGTTTCGGCACAAGCTTCGATCGGGGACATGCCGACACGGGCGCCGGGGTGACCCATACCCCGCAAATGCAAAATTTCCACCGGCCGGCTATTGCTCGAACTAGCGGTTAAAACCCGATAGTCACGGGGCGGGGTGCCATCGGTCGGAGTGACCGTAACCGTGGTATCGGATACCCGGCGGCATGTTGTCGGATTGAGAACAATGATTTCTTTGACGCCGCCGCCATCGGCCGCCGTGTTCCAAACAATCATGTTGTAAGCGTCGCCGCCGGCCAACAACGACACCATTGTTTGCCCCAACATTTCAACCCACGTATCGGTTTCGTTCGGGGTGTTAAGCCATGCCGGTTGGTTGGCGGCGTCAAGCCAACGGCCTTCGGTTTCGTATTCGGCCGCCCGTGGAAGCGTGGCAATCGCTTCGCTAATAATCCGCCAACACGCATAAACGGCCGTAAGTTGTGAGGCCGTCGCCGTTGTAACATTCACGCCCGCCTTCCGGCGGGTCATAGTTAGGTCGAGGCCCTG